GTCATCCTGTTTACCTCTTTCTCAGGGAGTTTAGTCTCCAGGATTTCCGGGGCGGTTCACTACACGGGATAACTTAACTGATATCCCTTTTAACGGATAAACGGAGCCAACAATGGCAGAGATTATTCCCATGACTGAAGAACAGAAATTCCAGTTAGAGATTTACAAGCTGGTCATGAACCAGAACGCAGCCGCAGAGGAAGCTTTTCAATTCATTGGCACTGACGAGCTGAAGCTTGAACTATTCAAAATTCACTTCCAGTCAGGTGGCGCTAATTCAGATATCACGATCCGCACATTCGAAGCGGTGCGTAAATCGAAGGAAGCGTTAGACCTGTTCACTACCGGAGCATAAACATGGCGCGCCCAACAAAGTATCAAGAGGCGTATGCCGAACAGGCACGCAAACTGTGCTTGCTGGGCTATACAGACGCCGAACTCGCTGACTTCTTTGAAGTTAGCGAGGCAACAATCAACAATTGGAAATTGGAATATCCGGAGTTTTTAGAGTCCATAAAAAAGGGTAAGGCCGTCGCTGATGCAGAAGTTAGTGATCGTCTTTATCAACGCGCTATGGGCTTCGTGGCTCCAGACATCGATATTCGTGTTATTGAAAACAGAATTGTCGAAACTCCGCTTAAGAAGTATTACCCGCCTGATACAACTGCCGCCATCTTCTGGCTCAAGAACAGACAGAAAGATAAATGGCGAGAGAAGCAGGACGTCAACCATACATCTGATGACGGCTCCATGACTCCAAAAGCTCCAGTGTATAACATTGTAAAAAGCGAGACGCAATGACAGAGCAATGCAGCATTCCTGAAGCGTTTGAGGAATACCTGCAGCCAGCCAGATTCAAGGTAGCTTATGGCGGGCGAGGTTCCGCCAAGACGCGAACGTTCATAACAATCCTCCTCAATAACGTCATCTATCACGGATGGAAGCTTATCTGTTTTCGTGAGTACATGAAGTCCATCAAGGAATCATGCTATGCGGAAATTGTTGAAGAGATTAACCGCCGAAACCTCCACTCACTGGTGACTATCAATAAGACAGAGATATTTGCCAATAGCGGCGGACGTATCAGTTTCGACTTCCTGCGCCTTAACGTGGAAAATATCAAAGGTTACGCAAACTTCGATGCCGCCCTTGTAGAGGAAGCAGAAAACGTATCAAAGGACTCATGGGAAACGCTTATCCCAACGGTACGTAAAGAGTTCTACAGCGCTGAGTATGGTCGAGTGGTTGAGTCGGAAATATGGGTTGCATACAACCCGAAGAACAGACTCAGCGATACACATCAGCGCTTTGTTACGAATCGCATATACCCCGACTATGACGAAAACGGTAATCGCTACTGCATCGTCAAGCAGATCAACTACACAGCTAATCCATGGTTCCCGGAAACTCTCCGCAGGGATATGGAGATTATGAAGAAGGCTAATCACGAGCTTTATCGGCATGTGTATCTTGGTGAACCGGTGGGGGCATCAGAAATGGCTATTATCAAGTTTGCATGGTTAGAGGCTGCAACAGACGCCCACATTAAGCTCGGATGGAAAGCTAAAGGTGCAGTGATTGCAGCGCATGACCCGTCAGACACCGGCCCAGATGCCAAAGGATATGCAGTGCGACATGGATCAGTTGTTAAGCGCGTATGTGAAGGGCTGCTCATGGATATAAACGAGGGTGCTGATTGGGCATCTTCATTGGCGGTAATCGATGATGTTGATCATTTCCTGTTTGATGGAGATGGACTTGGAGCAGGGCTTCGTCGACAGATAACAGACTATTTCAGTGGAAAGAAAGTCACCGTAACAATGTTTAAAGGTAGTGAATCGCCATTCGACGAAGATGCTCCATATCAGGCTGGGGCATGGACTGATGAAGTTGTGCAGGGTGATAACGTCCGCACTATTGGAGATGTATTCCGAAACAAGCGAGCGCAGTTCTATTACACGCTGGCTGACAGGCTTTATCGAACATACCGGGCGGTAGAGCATGGTGAATACGCCGACCCTGATGAAATGCTTAGCTTTGACAAAGAGGCTATTGGAGAGAATATCCTCAACAAGTTATTCGCAGAGCTAACGCAGATCCAACGCAAATTCAACGGCAACGGAAAGCTTGAGCTGATGACCAAAGTCGAAATGAAGCAGAAGCTCGGTATTCCATCTCCTAACCTGGCTGATGCGCTGATGATGTGTATGCATTGCCCGGAGTCGGCTGCGCAACCCGACTATTCCAGTTACTCAATTCCTTGTGGTGTAGGTTGATATGGCAGAAAAAAAGATGACTGACTGGCATCGCAAGGTGCTGTGCAACTTTGATAATGCCTGGTCAGCAACGCAGGATATGCGTGAGCAGATTATTGAGGCTCAACGTTTCGTCCGGGTGTCCGGCGCACAGTGGGAAGGCAGCACAAACGCTGGTTACTCATTTGATGAAGGCAGGTTTGAGCATTACCCGCGCTTTGAACTGAATAAGATTGCCCGTGAATGTGATCGCATCATTGGCGAGTATCGACAGAATCGCATCAGCGTTAAATTCAGGCCGAAGGACGATAAGGCATCGGAAGCGTTGGCCGAAAAGATGAACGGCAAATTCCGCGCTGACTATCAGGAAACATCCGGTGGCGAAGCGTGTGATAACGCATTTGATGATGCCGTAACGGGCGGATTCGGTTGTTTCCGCATGTGTGCCGATTACGAAGATGAAATGGATCCGAGTAACGAGCAACGCCGTATAAGCCTTCTCCCTGTTTACGACCCAGCGACATGCGTCTTCTTTGATCAGGACAGCAAGCAATATGACCGCTCTGATGCTATGTGGGCTATGGAAATGTTCTCCATGACGCCTAAAGCGTTCGAGGCTGAATACCCTGATTCCATCGCGGCAAGCCTTTCTCGTGATGACACTGGCACTCAATATGACTGGTCAACTCCTGACGCCATCTATGTTGGTCGCTACTACGAAGTTCGCATAGAGAAGGTGAAGCTCACGGCATGGCGCAACCCTGTTAGCGGAGAAACGGCAATCTATGATGAAGAGCAAATCAAAGATATTGTCGACGAGCTGACCGATGGCGCATTCGAACTGATTGGTGAGCGGACAGTGAAGAAACGCAGAGTTTATTGCGGTCTTCTGTCTGGCGCTGAATGGCTGGAAGAACCGAAGCGTATTCCGGGCGAACATATTCCTCTCATCCCGGTATATGGGCGTCGCTCATTTGTTGATAATCAGGAGCGAATCGAAGGCCACGCAGCAAAAGCGATGGATGCACAGCGTCTTGAGAACCTGATGGTTTCCATGATTGCAGATAACGCTACTCAGGCTGGCGGTGATGGCATTCCTATCGTGGATGTTGATTTCATTCCCGGTCCATTAATGAATCACTGGGCAGAGAGAAATAAGAAAAGGCCTGCAGTTCTTCCCATGACCAGCAAGAAGGACAAAAACGGAACGGTCATTTCAGAGGCTCAGGTTGCTGGCTGGACACCTCCGACACAAATGCCTCCTGCTCTTGCCGGGCTATTGCAGTACACCGGAACGGCTATTCAGCAAATTACAGGTGCGTCGCAGCTTGAGAACATGCCGAGCAACGTCGCCACCGATACCGTTGATAGCATTTTTAACCGGATGGACACGCAGTCCTATATCTACATGGACAACATGGCTAAATCCATGCGCCGCGCTGGCGTTGTGTGGCTTTCTATGGCGCGTGAGGTCTATGGCAGTGATACGCCGATGCGTATCGTTAATGAGGACGGCAGCGATGACGTGGCGCTGATGACTGGTGAAGTGGTTGACCGTCAGACAGGGCAGGTTATCGCGCTTAACGACCTTTCGCAGGGTAACTATGAAGTGACTGTCGATGTTGGTCAGTCGTTCGCTACTCGCCGTGATGCAACGGTTAAGTCGTTACTTTCCATGCTGGCACTTATCCCACCAGGAACGCCGAAGCACGACCTTGTATCGTCGATGATTCTCGACAATATGGACGGCGAAGGGATGGACGACCTTAAAGAATACAACCGCAATCAGTTGCTTCTGTCTGGAGTTATCAAGCCGAGAACACCAGAAGAACAGAAGATGGTTGAGCAGGCGAAACAACAACAGGCCAGTCAGCCAGATCCGGCTATGGTTGCTGCGCAAGGTCAGCTTCTTGCTGGTCAGGCTGAATTGCAGAAAGCGCAGAACGAACAGGCAGCCATTCAGGTTAAAGCATTCCAGGCACAGACTGATGCTCAGGTTGCAGCGGCAAATGTTGTGAAAATACTCGCATCTGCCGATAGTCAGCAGAAATCTGATATCCGCGAGGCTCTGAAACTGCTCGGACAGTTCCAGCAACAGCAAGGAGACAATGCCCGTGCTGATGCAGAGCTTGTCCTGAAAAGTCAGACACAGGGTCATGCGCAGCGCATGGACATCAGCAGCATCCTGCAAAAATCAACTCAGCAACAACCACAGCAGTAATTAACCCATAACGTGCAATGGCTGTCTTTATGAGGCCTGGCACCCTATTGCCTTCCGATGGGCTGAACATCGAGTAAACAGGGGTAACAAATGGACCAGATGGCAGAAAACACACCAGAAGTTGAAATCGAAACCGACGCGTCAGAGCAGATTCCTGATGATGTCGAACTGGCTGAAGAAGTCGAAACAGAAGATGGCAGTGAGTCCTCCGGCAATGATGTAGAGGAAGATACTGAAACTGATGCCGACGAATCAGAACAGGAATTCTACTTTGGTGACGAAAAGCTGGATTCGCCAACCAGCGAAGATGGCGCAGAGCATGGACTGGTAAAACACCTGCGCAAGACGATTAAAGAGAAAGACCGTGAGCTGAAAGAGCTGATGCGTCAGTCTCAGAAACCCGTCGAGCAGCAGCCGGTAATCACTCAACCACCGCGAATGCCAAAACTGGATGATGAGGACATCGGTTTCGATGAAGAAATCTACCAGCAACGCATGGCTAAGTGGGCAGAGGATAACGGCAAGTACCAGCAACAGGAGATGGCTCGCAAGCAGAAGGAGCAGGAGCTTCAGGCTGCCTATCAAGAGCGATTATCCAAATATCAGCAACGTGTTAAGGCTCTCAAAGTTCCTGGCTATCAGGAAGCTGAGCAGGCCGTACTCGAGGAAATTCCCATCGAGACACAAAACGCGATCCTGTTTGAGTCAGAGAAGCCGGAAATCGTTGTTCTGGCGCTCGGTCGCAACGCTGAACTGCGCAAGCAACTGGCAGAAGCTACCAACCCCGTAGCAATTGGTCGTCTGCTGGAACGTATCGAATCGAAGGCCAGAATCATGCCAAAAGCAAAAACCACGGCAGCCACAACCCCGACAGTTAAGGGGAGCAACGGCGCAGTAATCAATAACCTCGACAAACTGAAAGCCAAGGCGCTGGAAACTGGTGACTGGACGCCGTATTTCGCCGCTAAAAAGGCAAAAAAATAACCTATCGGAGCATTAAGCATGGCTAACCAATTAGCAAAAGACCTTGAAATCATGTTCGAAAACTACGTTGAAGGCTTTGAGGCCGCCTGCGTAGTTTCCCGTAACGCTAAAAAATTCCGTCCCGGTGATACAGCAATGCAGCGAGCAGGTGATGTTCTGTATCGTCCGCAGCATTACCACATGAACATTGAGGAAGGCCTAGATCTCAGCGGCAAAACGCCAACAGCACTGGTTCAGCGCCTTGTTCCTTCTGTGTTCAAGGAGCCGAAAAACATTCTGTACACTCTGGATGCGCGTGAAATGCGTGACCCTGAGCATAAAACTGAAGCTGGTCGCGCCGCAGGTATGCGCCTTGCTGCACAGATTGACTCTGACCTGATTTCCATGGTCACGCAGCGTGCTACTAACGTGATCACAATGGCTGACTCAACCACTGGTTCACAGGGCCGTGATTTGTGGAACTGTGCGGCAGGTATTGATGCCACCATGACGGCGATTGGTGTACCACAGGGTATCAACCGCCGCTCTTTCTGGAATCCCTTCAACTATAAAGACCTTGCTGGCGAGCTTGGTCACCGTGCTTATGCTCAGGGCGCAACCCTGACAGCATACGAAAAAGCGCAGATCCCTCCGGTTGCGTCCTTCGATAGCTACAAGACCGATATTTCCGGTCGTGTTCCGAAGGGTACAGCAACTTCCATTACGCTGGCAGCAGCACCTGCGCACAAGGTTGAAGCGAAAGATGCTAACGATATGCCAGTGGATAACCGACAGGGGACCATTACGGTATCTGCTGAAGGTTTGCAGGTTGGCGATGCGTTTACCATCGCAGGGGTGAATTCCGTACACCAGATCACCAAAGATACCACTGGGCAGCCGCAGGTATTCCGCGTTCTGGCAGTTAGCGGAACGACAGTAACTATATCCCCGAAAATTCTGCCGCCTGACAACGCGGATGTCGCCAGCCGTCCATATGCAAACGTTGATGCTAATGCGGCAAGTAGCGCAGCAATCACCATTCTCAACAAAAATGCCGCACCGGCTAACCTGTTCTGGGCTGATGGTTCTGTTGAACTGATGTACGGCAAACTGGCGTTCCCGACTGGTCAGGGTCCACAGGTAATGACAGCAACCACCGAGCAGGGCGCTACGCTGATCATGTCTTACGCCTTCGACCACATCAAAGGTGTAACCACTGCGCGTTTCACCACCCTGTACGGTTGCTCTGTACTTGTTCCTGAATATACGGGCATCGTTATTGCCGGGCAGTAATTTTTGTGGGGCTTCGGCCCCATTTTTATTTGGAGAAGACAATGGCACGAACAATGCTCTATAAGCCTGGCAACATGATCACCTGTGGTCAGTTTGCTGTCGATTACATCATTGTTGATGACGAAGAAGTTAAATCTCACCTGAAAAAAGGCTGGGTAAAAACTCCTGAAGAAACCGCAACGAAGCATAAAGTGGCTAAGGCGGAAGAAGATGGCGAAAACGAAGGGTGATCTCGTTCTTAAGGCTTTACGAAAAGCCGGGCTGTATTCCAATGCCACGTTGACAGATGCCGACCCTCAGGCAATAGAAGATGCCATTAATGATCTCGAAGACATGATGGCAGCATGGCAGGCGAAAGGTATCGAGCTTGGATATCAGTTTGCTGATACAGAAAACGGCATCATGCCGTTACCTGACGATGATTCAGGTATCCCTGCATGGGCAAATGATGGCGTCGCTTTGAAACTCGCTGTGCAAGTGTGCATGGATAACGTCATTCAGCCGTCAGATGCTCTCCTTACCGCTGCTGACAGCGCATATCAGACAATCTGCATCGCTTTAACCAAAATACCACCACTTGAGCGGCGAAATGACATGCCTCGCGGTAGTGGTAACAAAAGCGCGTTTACGTGGAATCGGTTTTACATCGAGAAAGATGATCCGAGTACGTGAGGTGAATAAATGCCGATTCAGCAACTTCCGCTTATGAAAGGTGTCGGCAAAGACTTTCGAAACGCCGACTATATCGACTATCTTCCAGTGAATATGCTGGCTACACCCAAAGAAATCCTCAACAGCAGCGGATATCTTCGCTCATTCCCGGGCATTGCCAAACGTTCTGATGTGAACGGCGTATCGCGAGGCGTCGAGTACAACATGGCGCAGAGTGCTGTTTATCGCGTGTGTGGTGGCAAGTTGTATAAGGGCGAAAGTAAAGTCGGTGACGTTGCCGGAAGTGGTCGCGTATCAATGGCGCATGGTCGGACATCACAGGCGGTAGGCGTTAATGGTCAACTGGTCGAGTATCGCTATGATGGTACGGTTAAAACCGTCTCAAACTGGCCTACAGACAGTGGATTCACTCAGTATGAGTTAGGTTCAGTTCGCGACATTACGCGCTTGCGTGGGCGTTATGCGTGGTCAAAAGACGGTACTGATTCATGGTTTATCACTGACCTTGAAGACGAATCGCACCCTGACCGTTACAGCGCACAATATCGTGCCGAGTCGCAGCCTGACGGCATCATCGGAATCGGAACATGGCGAGACTTCATCGTCTGCTTTGGTTCATCGACGATTGAATATTTTTCCCTGACTGGGGCAACCACCGTTGGTGCCGCTTTGTATGTTGCACAACCATCGCTGATGGTGCAGAAAGGCATTGCCGGGACTTACTGCAAAACGCCGTTTGCTGATTCCTATGCGTTTATCAGCAATCCGGCAACGGGTGCGCCGTCTGTATACATCATCGGCTCTGGTCAGGTGTCACCAATCGCCAGCGCGAGCATTGAGAAAATCCTCCGCTCCTACACTGCTGATGAACTGGCTGATGGCGTGATGGAGTCTCTGCGATTTGATGCGCATGAGCTGCTGATTATCCATCTTCCGCGCCATGTCCTCGCGTACGACACATCTTCAAGTGCTAATGGTCCGCAATGGTGTGTACTGAAAACAGGCCTGTATGACGATGTGTACCGCGCTATCGACTTCATTTACGAAGGCAATCAGATAACGTGCGGCGATAAGCTGGAATCCGTGACCGGGAAATTGCAGTTCGATATCAGCAGCCAGTATGGGCTACAGCAAGAACACCTGTTGTTTACTCCGTTGTTCAAAGCTGAGAACGCCAGATGTTTTGATCTTGAGGTTGAATCGTCAACTGGCGTTGCGCAGTACGCCGACCGCTTGTTCCTTTCTGCAACCACTGACGGCATCAATTACGGGCGTGAGCAGATGATTGAGCAGAATGAACCGTTCGTTTACGACAAACGCGTTTTGTGGAAGCGTGTCGGGCGAATCAGGAAAAATGTCGGCTTCAAATTGCGCGTTATCACGAAGTCACCTGTCACTCTGTCTGGCTGCCAGATAAGGATTGAGTAATGGCTGATTCGAATCTCAACACCCCTGTTATTGTGCAGGCGACGTGGCTCGATACATCAATCCTTCCACGCAATATCTTCTCGCAGTCATATCTGCTGTACGTTATTGCACAGGGCACTGATGTTGGTAACGTGGCGAACAAGGCCAACGAAGCAGGGAAGGGGGCTTATGATGCACAGGTGAAGAATGATGAGCAGGATGTCACCCTTGAAGACCATGAATCCAGAATTGCTGCTGCTGAAGAAACTCTCGTCAATCATGAACATAGAATTGCAGCAGCGGAAAGCACTCTTGCAGATCATGAAACAAGGATTACGGCTGCTGAAACAGAGCTGGCTGATCACGAGACGCGAATTGCTGCCAATGAATCTGAGTTAGCAAACCATGATGCGCGAATAACTCAGAATACAACCGATATCGACGCACTTGATACCAGGCTCACAGCGGCAGAGGGAAGTATTTCGACGCTACAAAGCACAGTTGGTGATCACTCAACAAGAATATCTGCGCTTGAGTATGCCATCACGCGCAAGAAATCAGAGGTTGTTTACTCAGGAGTATCTGTAACCATCCCGACAGCGCCGACCAACCTTGTTAGCCTGCTAAAAACGCTCACGCCGTCATCCGGCACGTTAGCACCATTCTTCGACACTGTTAACAACAAGATGGTTGTGTTCAACGAAAACAAAACCCTGTTCTTCAAGCTGTCGATTGTCGGGACGTGGCCCAGCGGAACCGCCAACAGGTCAATGCAGATAACATTCTCCGGTTCTGTTCCTGATACGCTGGTCAGCAGTCGTAATGCGGCGACAACAACCGACAACATCCTGTTAGCTACGTTCTTCAGCGTGGATAAAGACGGCTTTCTTGCCACAAATGGCAGTACGTTAACCATTCAGTCGAATGGTGCGGCGTTTAATGCCACAACCATCAAAATCATTGCGGAGCAGTGATGATTCAGTTCAAACCAACGCGAAATATCGACCTGATCGAAGCAGTCGGAAATCACCCTGACATTATTGCCGGAAGCAACAATGGTGATGGATACGACTACAAGCCTGAATGCCGTTACTTTGAGGTGAACGTGCACGGGCAGTTCGGCGGCATTGTTTACTATCAGGAGATTCAGCCGCTGACATTCGATTGCCACGCCATGTACCTGCCAGAGGTTCGTGGATTCAGCAAGGAAATCGGGCTGGCGTTCTGGCGATACATTCTGACTAACACCACCGTTCAGTGCGTAACATCGTTCGCTGCACGCAAATTCCGCCACGGGCAGATGTACTGCGCAATGATTGGTCTTAAGCGTGTAGGAACCATCAAGAAATACTTCAAAGGCGTGGATGACGTGACGTTTTACAGCGCCACACGCGAAGAACTAATCGACTTCCTGAATCACGGGAGATAGCCATGTTATATGCATTTAAGCTGGGCAGAAAACTGCGCGGCGAGGAACCTTATTGCCCTGAAAAAGGCGGGAAAGGTGGCAGCTCTGATAAAAGCGCAAAGTATGCAGCAGAAGCTCAGAAGTATGCCGCAGACCTGCAAAATCAGCAGTGGCAGACGATCATGAAAAAGCTTGCTCCGTTCACGCCGCTTGCGGAGCAGTATGTTAACCAGCTTCAGAACCTTTCCAGTTTAGAAGGTCAGGGGCAGGCACTTAATCAGTATTACAACTCTCAGCAGTATAAAGACCTTGCAGGTCAGGCTCGTTACCAGAGTCTTGCTGCTGCGGAGGCGACGGGTGGACTTGGTTCGACAGCCACAAGCAATCAACTGGCTACGATCGCGCCGACACTCGGTCAGTCTTGGTTATCAAATCAGATGAGCAATTACAACAATCTGGCAAACGTTGGGCTTGGTGCGCTGCAAGGTCAGGCAAACGCTGGGCAGACATACGCCAACAACATGAGCAGCATTGCACAGCAAAGCGCAGCACTTGCCGCTGCTAATGCCAATAAACCATCAAGTCTTCAGATTGCAATTAGCGGTGGCACGTCTGGTGCGATTGCCGGTGCAGGTCTTGCCAGCCTTTTGGGAACATCAACGCCTTGGGGCGCTGGCATTGGTGCTGGTATCGGATTGCTTGGCTCGTTGTTTTAAGGGGTAATCATGGCTACTTGGCAAGGAACAAACGGCGGATTGTTGGCTGGTATCGGCGGCGTCAACTCAAACGCTCCGAGCGTAAATGACATCGGCAATACGCTTCAGCTTATCAGGCAGAACAATGATATTGAGCGTTCAGGCGCTAACAATGTTGGGCTGACTGCTTTGCAAGGCCTTTCAGGTATTGCGGGGGTGTTTCAGCAGGAAAAGCAGGCTCAGCGGCAGAAAGAATTTCAGCAGGCATACGCTAATGCTTATGCGTCTGGTGATCGCGGTGCTTTGCGTCAGTTGGCTACTCAATATCCAGAACAGATTGAATCCGTTCGTAAAGGCATGGGATTCATTGATGAAGATCAGCGTAATTCTATCGGCACCTTAGCGGCTGGCGCACGCCTTGCGTCATCGTCTCCAGAAGCAATGCAATCATGGCTGCAAAACAACGCCGGTGAGTTAGCTCGTGTTGGCGTTAATCCTCAGGACGTCGCTCAGATGTACCAACAGAACCCGCGGCAGTTCGGCGAATTTGTCGATCACCTGGGGATGAACAGTCTCGGGCCAGAAAAATACTTTGACCTACAGGATAAAATGCAGGGTCGCCAGGTTACCATGCGCGGTCAGGATCTGGATTCGCAAACCGCCGCTCGGAATCAGGCAATCACAATGCGCGGACAAGATATCCAGGCGAATTTAGGTCAGCAGCGCATTAATCTAGACGCAGAAACAAACCGCATTAACAACGAAAATAAGCGCCTTGACCGGATGCTATCAGCAGAAACTAACGACCTGAAGCGCCAGGAAATACAGAGCCGCATAGCAGCCAACAACCAGCAGTTGCAGCAGAAGCAGCAAGCGCTAAATGATGGCTACAAAGACGGCATCAACACCCTCACAACCAGCATGTTCACTCTGAACGATATCGTTAGTTCTCCTTCACTTAAGAGCATTACAGGCTTACGTGGAGTAATCCCCAACGTTCCAGGCTCACAGGCTGCAGACACTCAGGCACGACTTGATACCTTTAAATCCCAAGCATACCTGACAGCGGTTCAGGCCATGCGAGGCATGGGCGCACTTTCTGATGCCGAGGGCAAAAAGCTCGACCAGGCTGTTGGTTCGCTGCAGAACTCGCAGAGCGAGGAGTCCTTTCGTCGCAACGCTGGCGTCATCCTGAACACGCTCAACCAGAAGCGTAATGAGGCGGTTGGTAAGTACGTTCAGCAAAACGGTATCAAGCGAGTGGAAGCGCCTCAGGCTTCTATAGATTACCTGAAGCAACACCCCGAGCTGTCAATCGACTTCATTAATCGCTACGGATATCTTCCATCTTTGGGGCAGTAAATGGCTAATTACCGTGATTTGTTAGAGCAGGCTGGCGCACGTTACGGTGTGCCAGAAGGGTTGATGACTGCACTGGGTGCCAAGGAGTCTTCTTACAACCCTGCCGCAGTAAGCTCCGCCGGGGCTGTAGGATTGACTCAGGTCATGCCTGGGACATGGCGTGATATGGGTTATACCGATGAGCAAATGCAAAACCCCGAATATCAGGCTGACGCTGGCGCGCGCTATCTGGCAAAGATGTACCAGCAGTTTGGTAACTGGCGTGACGCTCTTCAGGCTTATCACGACGGTCCCGGCAACGTTATGAAGGCAAAGCGTGGTGAATATACGCCAGGACCTGAAGGCCGCGGTTACGTTGATGATCGCTTTGCTCAATGGGCGGGTGACCCGGTGACAGACTCAACAGTCGAACAGCGCGCCACCTCTGCAAAGGTACATCCTCAGCAAGACCCTAACAACCCGTTTGCACAACTGGAAGCACAGTCATCCGAACAAGTATCGGCATCAGGCGTGCAGTCAGACCCAAATAATCCATTTGCTCAGATTGAGCAGCAGGCAGCCAGTCAGCAGCCACCTCAACCCGTAAGTTCTGTCGCACCGAAACCTGTTCAGCAGCAAGGCGGAATAATGTCTGACCTTGGTAATGGACTTGCTGAAACCGGGCGCGGCTTACTACAGGCAGGAATCAACGTAGCGAACATACCTGCTGAACTCACTGATGCTGTAACAAGCGCGGCGGCTTGGGCTGGCGGTAAACTCGGCATTGGCGATGGTACATATCAACCAGCACCACGAGTAACAACGCAGGGATTAGAGCAGGACTTTGGCCTTCAGCAAGGCGCGCTGACTCCACAAACGACAGAGGGAAGGGTATTTGCTGAAGCATTGCCTTACCTCACTCCTGCTGGCGTTGAGAGAGCGGCAGCACAGGCACCAACACTTGCTGGTCGAATTGCTCAGGGGGCAACTCGCCTTCTCGCAGAAAACGCAGTTGGATCACTTGCTGCAAACAGTGCGAAAGATGATGCGGAAGCACTCGCCACCGATTTAGGCGTTGGTGTGCTGGCTGGCGGTGCTATTAACGCTGCCGGACGTGGATTAGGTGCTGCTTATCGTGGTGTTCGTGGTTCGATAGCACCAGAAGCGCAACAGGCTATCAGATTTGCAGAACGTGAAGGAGTTCCTCTGCACACCACAGACCTGTTACAACCCACTTCCCGCGTCGGAAAAATGGCGCAGACGACAGCGGAAAATATCCCCCTGGCTGGCACAAGCGGAATGAGAGCAACGCAACAGGAAGCGAGAAGCCAGTTGGTGCAGAGATTTGCTGATAAATTCGGTGAGTATGATCCAGCTGTTGTTATTGACAGCCTTAAAGCGAAAACATCAGGAATTCGTCGTGCTGCAGGGAACCGTCTTGAGCAGGTTCAGAATGCTATGGCAGGAATAAACATTCAGCCTGCAAGAGCAATTCAGCAGATTGATACAGAAATATCTAACCTGCAGAAGCTTGGTAAGGTTGCTGATAACGAGACTATTTCAAAACTTCAGTCCTATCGTGATGAGCTTGTTCGCAATGCTGGTCCTGATGGTCCGGTAAATCTGGATTTGAAGCAATTAAGCGATCTGCGCAGCCAGTTCAGAATGGACGTGAAGGGGGAGCGACCAGTGTTACCAAACCGTTCCGATGCTGCCATTCAGCGCGTTTACAAGGCAATGACCGACGATATCAATGGTGCCATTGGTCAGAATCTTGGCAACGATACTCTCCGTAAATATCAGCAGGCCAATGCCGTCTACGCTGACGAAGCGGCGAAACTAAAGAATACCAGGCTGAAGAATGTTCTCATGAAAGGCGACCTGACGCCGGAAGTTGTCAACAACATGCTATTCAGCAAGAACAAATCGGAAATTAAGACGCTGTATAACTCAGTTGGTCGTGTTGGCAGGGCGCAAATGCGCAATGGCATCATTGGAAAGGCGATGGAGAAATCAGGTGGCTCCCCTGACCAGTTCCTTCGACAGCTTAACATCCTGCAAAACCAGACTGGCATCACATTTAAAGGTCAGGAAGCCGCTTATCTGAAAGGATTAAAAAACTACCTGCAATCCACGCAGCAGGCTGCAAAAGCTGCAGTAACAACACCCACAGGGCAGCAAACTATCCCGTTCATTATTGGGTATGGGACGGCAATGAACCCGGCGACAACTGGCGCAGCAGTAAGCTACGGACTTCTTACGCGCGCCTATGAGAGCGAACCATTCAGAAATGCAATGCTCCGAATGGCAAATACCCCACGCGGGTCAACAGCATTTGAGAAAGCCATGCAGCAGGCGCAAAAGGCCATTAACGCCCTGACTCAGGGTGCTAAGTCTGATGTGTTGTCAGGGTAATGCAGGTGTGAATCACTTTTAAAAATTAAATAGCTATGGAGTTGATTGTAATTTTTTCTTACATTACTACCAAATGTCATGCTTAAAGAGTGTCTTAAATGAACAGAAGATCATTTTTCAAATCAATAGCGTCATTTGTAGCATTAACTCCATTTTCTTCTTTATCGAGTCAATCTAATAGGATTGCGCCCATGACGGAAATCACCCCAAATGTTGTAATTGGAATGCCTTCGCAACTCTTCACTATGGCTCGTTCCTTTAAAGCCGTAGCTAATGGCAAAATTTATATCGGTAAAATTGATACTGACCCTGTAAATCCTGAAAACCAGATTCAGACTTATGTGGAGAACGAAGATGGCTCTCACGTTCCTGTTTCTCAACCAATCATCATTAACGCTGCTGGTTACCCTGTATATAACGGACAGATTGCCAAATTCGTAACTGTGCAAGGCCATTCTATGGCTGTTTATGATGCGTATGGTTCGCAGCAATTCTATTTTCCAAACGTATTGAAGTATGATCCAGATCAATTAGAAAGCAGGTTGTCAGAAACTAATAGTACAGTAATGATATCTGGAGTAACCGCATCAAAAATAGCAAGTAATGTTATTGCAACAGAATACCTTGAGTCGCCAAATGTATATGATGTGTTTGTTACGTATGGGCAATCAAATAGCGCAGGCGAGGCTATTTTATCAGGTGATACATCAGGTTTTCCAGATCCTCTTCCTAAATCGTTAATGTACGATTTTAAAGATGGAACTATAAAGCCAATAATTCAGAATGTGGTTAGTTCTTCAGGAGTTGCATCATCAGGACATGCCTGGGGAGAATTTGAGAATGAATGGTATCGCCTTAGTGGGCGCGGTTCAGTGGAGATACATTGTGGCCGTGGCGCAATGTCGATAGCACATCTATCAAAAGGGACAACATACTACTCGCTGTTGGTGAATGCCGTGGTATCAGCTAAAAAGGCGATGGTTGCCGCAGGTCTGCCTGTCGGTAAAACGTATGTATTGTTCCATCAGGGTGAAACGGATATGTCATCAGGAACCACATACAATTCTTATAGAGACCGCTTTATAGCCTTGATAGATGACCTGAAAGCCGATATTAATTTTGATTTATTTGGTAATTTTACCGTTGGTTGCCCTGGGAACCGAACGGAAGAATCATGGGCTGCTATTCAAAATGCACAAAGATGGGTTTGTAATAACAAAACTGATGCTGTGACAGTATTTGATGGTTGTCCTTCATTTTTAAAAGGTGATGGCAATATTGGCACTTACGATGGAGGCGTCCATTATACACAACGTGGTTACAATACGATGGGGCGAGAAGGTGCTAGGGGGTTATGGTCTATAGTCAAAGGAGGGGCGAGTAATAAAACCTCAACCGATTTAGCGCAATATTCAAATTTTGCCCCACCTTGGACAAGATCAAAATTAGTCGCTGGTACTATTAAATACAGCAATGATAACGATAAATGGGTTCTTTTATCTAAAGAAGTAAACAGTGAATGGAAAATTTCCAATGCCCATAAATTAGTTGTTTCTGCTGATGGGGAATATTTTTCTGTAGAAATTGCAGACAATGCAGAAAACTGGTTTTATGCTACAGCATATGTCAATCGCACTATGGGTATAGAAGGTGCCAGGGCCTACGCAGAGCCACTTCGTGTTGGCAATGCATTCACTTTAAAAATCACGGTGTATGCCGACGTCTCTTTTATTGTTAATACAAAAACAGGAGTCATTCGTTATGGAAGACCGCCTTCAGGCTCTGGTGTCCCAGAGTGGATTAGAAATAATATCTCTGTTTCTGTGGTGAGTGCTGGCATCGTGGAAATAACGCATGGCCGCACTGCAACAATGCCATCAGCAACATATTACGCCACTAGTGACGGAACATTATCTGCGGCAAATGTATCTGTATATGCCGGGTCAACCACAACGACAAGAGTTTATTGTGATAAAGCAAACACTGATAATCCCTGGGTGGTTGTTACACTTAGAGATTTACTGATTACTCCTGCCAACATGCAACATTACGATATTTCAATTAACTTTAACGGAATTTATGCGCCATCCGCATGATATTTCGATGGTTGGGTAATTAACATATTCTGTAGAATAACCTCACATTAGTGGGGTTATATTTACATAATAATAAGAACACAGAAAAAGATCTGTTTCCAGATAGCTTTACTTAATCTTAATCGATCGATGACTTGCTGTGGTTGATGGGGCAAAACTGAGACACAAAAAGCTTTGCACTGAATTGCAAGGCTTTGTGCTATTCAATTGTGGTTAAGGTGGATCACTCCACCTTTTCATCAATCCAATCCGCCCACCACTGCATCATTTCTCTGCGCTTATCGAGATACTGAGCATGGTTGTAAATACCGCGCACAGATCCGCCGTTGGCATGTGCCAGTTGCACTTCAATAGCGTCAGCAGGCCATTCGTGCTCGTTCATAATCGTGCTGAATTCATGCCTGAATCCGTGACCGCTTTCCAGACCTTCATAGCCGATTTGTTTGATCACAAGCAATACCGCGTTCTCGCAGATTGGCTTCTTCTTATCGTTGCGCCCGGCAAAAACAAACTCTGAGACTGGTTTGGTGATTGAACTTAGCGTAGTGAGAAGTTCAACCACCTGGTCTGACATCGGGACCACATGAATTTTGCGTCCCTTCATCACACTGGCGTCGATGGTGATAATCCTGTTTTCAAAATCGACGTTCTTCCATAGCATGGAACGAAGCTCTTTCGTTCTTAGGGCTGTGTAGCGTAAAACTTTGGTCGCAATGAGCGATACGATGCTTCCTGAAAATGTTGCCAGTGCTTTGTTGAATGCCGGGATCTGGTCTGCAGGAAGAAACGGGAAGTTCTTCTTGCGGTATCCTTTCATGGCGTCAGCAAGGTCAGGTGCCGGGTTATATTTAGCCCTACCAGTGACAATAGCGTAACGGAAAACCTCGCCGCATCTTCTACGTGCTTTGTTGGCTCGCTCCATTGCACCGCGATCTTCAAATCTGCGGATTACTTCCAGTAGTTGCATCGGCTCAATATCCTGAATTTCAAGGCCGCCGATGATGGGTAAAATGTCGTCATCAAACATTTTTGCAAGTTCAGTCGCATACCCTACTGACCAGACTTGCTTCTTGTGTTCGTACCATTCCTTGTAAATTGCACTAAAGGAATTGTTGTTAGACGAAGCCTTTTTCGCTTTTACCGGATCGATGCCAACCGAGATGTCTTTCCTCGCGGTCCATGCTTTATCTCTTGCCTCCTGCAAAGTCATTAGCGGATATTTTCCTACGGTCAGGATTTTCTCCTTACCGTCAATCTTGTAGCGAAGCTGCCATACCTTTTTCCCGGATACAGGGACATAAAGGTACAGGCCATTACCATCGAGAAGGCGGTATGGTTTTTCTTTCGGCTTTGCTGCTTCAATCTGCTTAACGGTGAGCATGGGTAAAAATCCGGTGGGTAAAATTATTTTATCCACTTTTTACCCGTCATGGAGTGCGGCTGTCAACGATCTGACGCGAACCATGACGAACCGTGAATATACGGAAGGCTTGATATTCAGGGGATTTTGCGGACTGGTACGGATGGGAGCGAACTGATAAATGGTGTCCCCTGCAGGAATCGAACCTGCAATTAGCCCTTAGGAGGGGCTCGTTATATCCATTTAACTAAGAGGACAATGCGGCATGAGTATACCCGCTAATGGAGTGCGGGGTAAGTACGCTGCCGCTCGATTGCTTAAACCCTCGCCATTTATGCCGGGTTTTTATAATTTTTCTTAATGTTTTCCGCACGTTCTGCTTTTTGGCGTGCTTCTGCTTTACGCTTATTGCTCATGTCGTTACGAATCTGTGCATGACTCATTAACGCGAAGATAAAGGTGCCGCCGCAGATGTTCCCCGCTAAAGTAGGTAGTGCGAAGGGCCAGATGAAATCGCTCCAGTGCAGCGTACCGTTAAACACCAGATAGAGGATTTCAACAGAACCGACCACGATATGGGTGGTGTCACCCAGGGCAATAAGCCAGGTCATCAATATAATCACCACAATCTTTGCCGCACCCGCTGCAGGAAACATCCAAACCATAGTGGCGATCAGCCAGCCGGAAATGATCGCGTTGGCAAACATCTCGCTGGGGGTGTTCTTCATCACATCCATGCCGATTTTGACAAATGCATCGCGAGTTTCTTCATTGAAGATAGGCATATATTCAAATGCCCACGCCGCAATACCTGTCCCGAGAATATTACCCAGCAGCACGACGCCCCATAACCGTATAAGTAAGCCGACGTTGCTCATTGTCGGTTTTTGCATGACGGGTAGTACCGCAGTCACGGTATTTTCGGTAAATAATTGCTGGCGGGCCATAATGACGATAATAAAACCAAAGGTATAACCGAGATTCTCCAGCAAGAAGCTGCCCGGCACACCTTCCAGTTCGACATGAAATATCCCTTTTGCCAGTAACGAAGCGCCCATCGACAGACCCGCCGCAATGGCTGACCACAGTAGCGCCATTGCGTCGCGTTCCAGCTCTTTTTCACCATCCTGGCGGATATGCTCATGAATTGCCATCGCCCGGGAGGGGAGTCGGTCTTCATCTATTTCTATTTTTTTGCCGCGCTCTTTTTCTTCGCTCTCAACTTCAATTTCGTCGCTGTGTTGATCAATTTTGTCGTTGTCCATGGTCTCTTCTCTTGAATTAGCACGTATAGCTAAAGCGTAGCGGCTTTTTTGCTCGCAACTGACGGGAGTTACTCTGAAAATGTAGAAAAGGCTGCGTTTGCCTTTTTCTGTTTCTATAGAATCAAGTAGCCTACAGGGCGGCGATTACCAGGCTATGATCAAATCAGCAAATCAGGGCGTCTGGACATCAGTTGACGTGCTGTTACAATCGCCCACACCTAAACAGGCGGATACGGTATCGTTCCGTCATGGATGGCAAACTGCATAAGCCATAAAAAAACAGGGAGACATTTATGAAGCTTCGCCTGTCGGCGCTTGCTCTGGGAACTACGCTTCTGGTGGGGTGTGCGAGTTCCGGTACAGATCAGCAAGGGCGTTCTGACCCGTTAGAAGGGTTCAACCGCACCATGTACAACTTCAACTTCAATGTATTAGACCCGTATATTGTTCGACCGGTCGCTGTCGCCTGGCGTGATTATGTTCCGCAACCGGCGCGTAACGGTTTGAGCAACTTTACTGGCAACCTTGAAGAACCTGCGGTGATGGTTAACTACTTCTTGCAGGGCGACCCTTATCAGGGGATGGTCCACTTTACCCGCTTTTTCCTGAACACCATTTTGGGGATGGGCGGTTTTATTGATGTTGCAGGGATGGCGAACCCGAAACTGCAACGGACTGAACCTCACCGCTTCGGTAGTACGCTTGGTCATTATGGCGTGGGTTATGGGCCTTACGTCCAGTTACCGTTCTACGGTAGCTTCACGCTGCGTGATGACGGTGGTGATATGGCGGATGGTCTTTACCCGGTTCTTTCCTGGCTGACCTGGCCGATGTCTGTGGGTAAATGGACGCTTGAAGGGATAGAAACTCGTGCGCAGTTGTTGGATTCCGATGGTCTGCTGCGTCAGTCGTCCGATCCTTATATTATGGTGCGCGAAGCGTACTTCCAGCGTCATGATTTCATCGCTAATGGCGGCGAACTCAAACCGCAGGAAAATCCGAACGCACAAGCGATTCAGGATGATTTAAAAGATATTGATTCTGAATAAGAAACAAATAAAAAAGGTGAGTCGCAAAACTCACCTTTTTTGTTGTTATCCCTCAATTACCACAAGTAAAAGGAGATAAACCGACAATGACCCGGACGTAATGATGTAAAAATACTGATGTTCGTCACTGACTATTTCCGATATTCAGGCGTTGAAAAATCAAAAAACTGGAAAAATAATTTTAAATATCATCAAAATTAAGGAAGTTGCGATTAAGTGGTCCGCAGCTCCCGATATGACGCCCCAAACCGTCCTTTAT